CATAGCGGCCTTCTTCTTAGTGCCGTATTCTTTCATCTTCATAGCCATTGGTTCAGACTTTTCGTGCTTCTTCATTGCTGCCATTGACTTGTACTTTTCGCCTTTAACTGACATTAGACTAGCCCTACTTCCTTTAGTTTAGATACTGTTTTGTTTTGTATTAAGTTTGTGCTGGGCATGCTGTTCGAATCGTAAGGCTTACCCAGTGCCTCAGATGCTCTGCGTGCCTCTTGAATCTTTGCCATGCTAGTTCCTGCTGGCTGAATACCGTCGGCACGTGCTTCCTTGTATGCATCCATTTCTTTATCCCATGCTTTGTTGGTCATTGCCTTACTAGATGAAGCATCCCCTGGACTCATCTGCAGTCCTAGAACCTTGCACCCAAAGCAACCCTCAACATCCTCAGGATGATCTTGCCTGTGTCTCATACCGTCTCCACTGTGTAACCTGCAGCCTCAAGGCTGGCTTTCTCTCCTGGACTGACTTCATAGGAGTAACCACCCATATATGCCTCTTCGGCAGCCTCTACCTCTTCTGAGGATGGATAGCGCATTTCGTAGTACTCTCCGTCTATCTTAAGTACTGTGATACCCCTAGTAAGCCTGTAACGGCTGAATAAGCGACCTTCACCTGCAGGGCCTTCGCTTACTGTAGGTGTTGTGAATCTGTATGCCATATAGCCTCCTAAGCCGTTTTATGGATAGAGCAGGAGTTGCCCCCTGCCCCACCCATCTAATTACTTAGATTATGGACGGACTGATGAAGCAGTCTCGATGCGGTATAGCGCCTCTTGGCGGTATACAGACCAGTTGATGATACCGTGCCAGCCGACTGGGCGGAAACGGTTCAACTTGTCAACAACGTTACCAAACTCAATGCCTGGTTCCTTCCATACTGCTTCAGCAAGTGCTTGCTGTCCTAGTACGTAAGTGTTGAAAACGCGGCACTTTGGAGTCACTGTAAGAGTGTTTGTTCCAACTGTACCTGAGTTAGCGACAGACACTGTGAATGTAGTGTTTGTTGCACCAACAGAGATTGCTGTAATCAAAGCACCAGCACCAACGCCAGTACCTGAGATAGCATCTCCAACCTCAGCAAGACCACCGAAAGCAGCGTTTGCTGCCACGATTGTGAACTCACCTGAAACACCGCTTACTGCTGCTGCAGTAGCCAATGCTGTCTGAGCAGCACCTGTGTTTGTTGAAGTCATTGTAGGTGTCTCAATGAAGCGAACACCTTCCCATGCGCCGATTTCGCCAGCGTATAGTGATTGAATGTTCTGGTACTCGTTTGGTGTACGCCAGATGTTGTTACCTGTCTCTGTACGGAGATCATGTGAAACTTCTGGGTGAACATACGCTGTGTACATTCCACCACGAGTAGGAACGTTTGCAGCACGCAACTTTGTTACTGCGTAACGAATGTCGCGACCCTTCAATGTGTCTGTTGTTGTGATTGTTGACTTAGCAGCAGTTGTTGAAAGTGCGCCAGCAGCCTCACGGATAACGTTTGTACCTGCATCGAGTTTAGCAGCGATACCTGCATCAAGTGTCATAGCCATGTTGAATGCGACTGCGTTAGCAATCCATGGGTCAACATCTGCAAGTGACATTAGTGACAACTTGCGTGTTGGTAGAACAACGCGACCTAGTTCTGTCTGTGCGACATCTAGTGTTGTTGTTGCTGGTAGTGATACTGCATCTGGGTCTACAGTTTCAGCGAGTGTTGCACCTGCAATTGAGGTGTCAGCAATATCGTTGTGGAACTGGAAACGGATTGAAGAACCGTCGTGAGTTGGGTTTCCGATTTTCTTGTCTGCGATTGCGCGGAACTGTGGTGTGTTACGCAAGTTGAGTTCAATCAACTTGTCATAAGCCATAGTTACAAGATTGGAACCTAACCCAGAGGTTGTAGTTGAAAAGACATCAGGCATGTGCCGATATCCCCTTTCTGGTTAGTGTGCGGTTTTTACTGACCGCTGAGAATGGATATGATTTCTTCCTCAGATGAAGCATTCGCAATACGATTTGCAAAGTCATCAGAGACAGAAGGTGTGTCAGCACCAGTAAGCACAGAGTCCATTTTCTGCATTGCAGCGATATCATTTTGATTGACTGCTGGCTTAGGAGTAGGCGTGTAACCAAATACATCACCATGGGTCTCTAGCCAGTGACTAATAGCATCTTCAGATGCCTCGATATCAGATGGAACAAACTGTGCAATCTTTAGATTGACACCTTTGGATGTAAGTACATCCTTTAAAATCCGCTCTTTTTGGGACTTGGTTAATTCACCGTATGAAGTTTCTAAGTCCTTGTTCTTGCGCTGTTCGGCCTTTAGTGCCTTACGTAGTTTCTTAACAAGGTCTGTATCCGTTTCAAATGCACCTGTAGGTGTATCGTCTTCGTCTTCATCTTCCCAGTAGTTGTCGCGGTTATCGCTCATAGCGATCTCTCCCTTTTTAGTAGTTGTCGCACACCTCAATATCAGATGGGGTATCTGGATTGGCTTGTACTCTCGGTCTTGTACGCCTCCTGAGGCCGATGGATTCAGGAGGGATTCTTTTATATCATTCCAGCAATTGAAGAACTATTGCCTGCTGTTCGTCCAGTATATTTTCCAGACCGTCCTTGGAAGGCTTTGTTTTCCATATCAACTAAAGTTCCTAAGCGTTGATTTGTAACACCTTCGAACTGTTGTGCCTCTAGTTCAGATTGAATCACAGACTTGAACTGTGTTTCATCTTTCTTCTGATAGTAAGCAGCAAGTCTAGTCTCTGGTAGAAGGATGTCTGGAATGCCTTTGCTGCGCTTGCGGAGATAGTACCTTCATCTCCACCAGGAGTTGCAACACCTGCACGAGCAGCAAGTTGCTTAAGTTTCTCAGGAGTGTATTCAAGTCCATAAGATTTGCGAGTCAATGCCTGCTGAGCAAATGCTGCAGTATTACGATTAATCTCAAACTGCTCTTGACCAACAGTAGGGTCTGCATAGAAATCTGCAAGGTCTTGTTCACTATTGATATAACCCATAGTTTTAAGAGTTGCAATCTTGTTAGGGTCTGCAGATAAGGCTGCAGTTCCATAGTCAGCAAAGCGTTGGTCTAGGTCAGTAATCTTTACACCATTTTGTACATATTGCTTTAGATAGTCTGAACTAGCAAACTTGTCATTACGACCATATCGCTTAACTAAGTCTTTTACACCAAGGCTAAACTGCATGAGTTCTAGTGGCGTAGGAATATTTTTGCCTGTCTTAGGAGCAAACTCTTTGAGATATGTAAACTCTTTATAGAATGGAGACTCTAATTTAACTCCACCCTTAGTGGTGTAATCTTTGTTATTGTAATAAATCTTCATTGCAGATGCTTCATCCATATCAACCATGAGAGCATCAATAAATGCAATAGAGGTATCTAGCATTGACTCTGGAATTTGCAAGTCTCTTAATGTTCCTTTTAAAAGGTCCACACCAGATGTAGGAGTTCCACCTACGCCAACTCGAATAGTAGCAAGATTTTTATTAGGAGCAACAGCAGTTAATCCACCTTTAGGATTATTAATTGTGGTTCCACCAACAAGTCTAGCGGTTGCAATAGCACCATCTCTAGCATCAAGTTGTGCTTGAGTCATGCCTGTAGTGCCAACCCTTTGAGAATAATAAGAATCATTTCCTGTTAAAGAAGTCTCAGGAGTTGCAGTTGTTGATATGCCAAGAATCTTATTCTCAGCGGGAGTTAATTTTTGACCAGACTGTAATTTTCTTACAGCCGTTGCAGCATCTGCTGTCGATGATGGTGTTAATGATTTTATGGTAGTATTATTTTTAGTAATCTGCGCTTGCACTTTTTTAAGTGCAGCCTGTGCTGCATCAAGCGTACTTTGGTCTGCTGCTGAAAGTTTCTTAGCCATTTATTGCATCCTTTGCTGCTTGAGCAATCTTCATGTATTTAGCACGGCCTGCGTCGCTTGTGCCAAACTCGGGTTGTCTCTCAAAGAAACTTTGCATTTCTGTGGCATTCATAGAACGGGTTGTTTTCCCATCGTAGTAGTTAAGAACTTGATTAACTCTTGAATCAGTCTTATCAATGTTAGTACCAAGATAGTTATTAAACGATTGAACAACTGGGTCAGCATATGTCTTAACATCAGTACCAGCAGCAAGTGCCTCAGCAAGTCCTGGGTACATCTTTGCTGCTACATCACGGACAGACTGTAGTTTAAGATCAACCTTTTGTTGTTGTGCTGTTGCATCACCTGTACCAATGATTGATGTAGCAAAAGAAGCAATCTCATCAAGTGGAGGTTCTGGAAGCATGTTGTCTTTGTAGACTCTTTGGATGTTGTCAATAATAGTCTTGACAGCACCGCTTTCTTCCTTACCAGTAATCTTATAGTTAGTTGCTAGGTACTTAGCCAAGAAAGCATCATATTCAGCCTGTGTAAATCCTTGACCAGACTCAACCACAGAACGCTTGCCACTAGATGAGGTTCCAGTACTTGTTCCAGAAGCGGTAGTGGTAGTAGTAGTCATCTGACGCTCTGCTTCAACATTGTACTTAGTCTTAAAGTTTTCAATCTGCTTTGCTGATGGATAACTTCCAAAGTTCTTAAAGTAAGCATCGCTAAGAATGCGCTCAGCATCTGTTGAGTCAATCTTCTTGAGTGCTGTAGATACATCCTTGCTAAATGTTGACCCACCAACAGTTGCGTATGGACTCTGTGATTTACGATCTAGCCATGTGTACCAGTCAGTGTTATCAAGATATGCAGACTTAAACACTTCGCTAATTGCTGAGATATCTGCAAAGTCTGTCTGTCCTAGAGGACCAGTTCCTTTTGACATGCCAAGTTTACGTACCATAGCCTGCATGACGCTGTAGTCAGTCATATCAGGTCGAATTGTATTAGCAGTCTTTAAGGTATCAAAGAACTTGCCAGCAGTCATTGCAAAGGCTTGTGGGTCTTGTGACCAAGCCTGGAAGTAAACACTATTGTCTGCGCGAATAGCAGAGTTTGTAGCAGATGTGCCAGTTGCTGGTCCAGATTGGAATCCAGATGCGTATGGAACGTTTGGACCCATTTTATGCCTGCGCTTTCTTTAGAAGAGGTGCAAATACTGAATAGTACATGTGTGAGAATGAAGGGTTCTGTAGCATTAGTCTTGTTCCAAGCGCAGTTAGTTCTTCTCTGTACTTAGTGTTAAGCCAGAATCCACTGCCAAAGTCTGGAGTTACAGTTACTCTGTCATTCTGCAGAATCTTTTTAGCATGGTCATATGCTGCATAGAACTCAGTAACCTCTCCATAGATAGGAGACTTCTTAAATGCTGGGTCTTGTATAGCAGTACCGATATTATCTGCACGAGCCTGAGCACGACCTGGAGTAACAGTCTCAACTGGCATTCCACCGTACTTGTTATTAAGAGCAATCATCTCTTTGGTGTACCAGATATCTGAATGTCCTTCTATGTTTTGGCGTTCTGTAATCTGAGACTTCTCTAGGTTGTACATAAGGTTCTCTGCTGCATTAGAAAGTTCTTCTGTAGACAGTTTCTCACGACGACCTGTTGCTGTTTGCCAGTTGTAGTAAGCCATTGCTGCTTCTCCACCAGGGAAGAAGTAAGGAACAATGTCTGCATCTTTAGTAGCAAATCTAGCAACAGTCTGTGGATTCTCGTTAAGGAAAGACCAAGCATCTGTAGTTCCAGTTACGGATTTAGTAGAACCACTAAGGATTACAGATAGGTTCTCAATACCAAACTTCTCTGCAAAGTCTGCAACGGATTCATCATAATCTCCAGCGTTTTCCTTAGAGATATCTCTCCATGCTCTGTACAACATACTTTGAGCCATGAACTGATATTTGCCCTCAGGTGTTTTAATTTTAGATAGAACTTCTTGGCTAGGTGTTGCAGGAAGGATGCTCTGGAATATTGCTGTAAATCCTGATACCCAGCGAGACATAGATTGTGCTTCGTTAAACAATGCTGCACGCTCAACGTCATTACCCATAGCATTATCGCTGTACTTATCAGTAGTTGCTAGGAATCCAGCCCAACCCTTTACGCCTCTTTCGACTGCCTGCTGGTCATTCATTCCAAGCATGATGGTCTTGTCTAGCCATGCTGGAACTACAATCTTGTACTTATCCTCAGGAACTCCGAATGGGAATATCCATTGACGTAAGAAATCATAAGCAGGTCCAAACTTTCCAGACTGACCAGATGCAAGGAATGCTGCCTGCATTGTAGGACCTACACCTGGCATCATTGGGTTAACTGCGCCCATAGCAAGGTTAAGTGCTTCTACTGGTGCTGTTAGTTGAACAGCCTGAGCAGCATCCATGTTTTTACCAGCCACAGCACCCATTAGGTTGCCAAGCAAAGGATAACGGAAACGATTTACATTGAACTCATCTTTGTAGAAGAAACCTTTATCTTCATCATATGTAGTATTTGTAATGTCATATATCGCACCAGAACCTGGCTTAGTGAGTGCATCAAATGACTTACCAAACTTGTATACCTGAACTGGGTTCTTTGCTGTGAGTTTACCCCAAGTAGCAATTGTATTCATATGTGCTTGAAGGAACGGGAAGAATAGACGCATCTTATTAGTTGAATCTAATGTACGAGTAGCATCGTAGAACAAGTCTTTAACATATGTTCCAGCCACTCGTGATGCTGTTACGTGTGCATCATCTAATGACATAGATGCTTTAAACCCTGGACTCTTCATACGGTTAGCAATCTCACGATTGATAATCTGTAATGTCTGATTACGCTTGCCAACAGGGATGTACTTGTTTCCCTTTAGCATACGAATTGGAGCCAGTGTCTTATTGGCACTAACTTGCAGTTTCTTAAGATCATCTAGGCTCAATGCTGGTGCATAACGACCAACATGGTCCCAGTAGGACATACGATACTCTGGACCAAAGTTGACAAGGTTCTCAAACTTAGAAGCCTGCTTAAAGAACCAATCCACACCATTTTGTAGCATGTTGTTGTTCTCAGATAGCCAAGCCTTCGTATCTGCAAAGATTGCTGCCGCATTTGGCATATCTTCTGTAGGGAAGTTTTTCTCAAGAAGTTGCTGGAAAGCCTTTTCTGCTTTGCCGCCTTCTTCAATAGACTGAGATGAGGCATAGCGTGGCATTCTAATGATATCGCCATTTGGCATTGTAACAACACCATCAGCAAGAAGTGTACGGATATAAGCACCCTTAGTTCCAGTACCCATGAGGTTATCTAGCGCATGCTGGTATGAAGCAGTTGAATTGGAATCAAATAGCCAATTACCAATTTGCTCTTCATTAAGATTAGCGCGTGTGAATCCAGCCTCTGGGTCTTTTAGGAACACCTTGGCAAAGTCAGATACCTCTCGGTCTCCCTTTTTAGCAAGAGAACCTTCAAAGATTTCTTTTAGAACATCTGTTCGCATCTGGTCATTAATCTTAACTGGCTTGTTATCAAGCAAAGTCTTAAGAAGATTCTGTTGTAGTTCAGGAGTATCTGCTTTAGCAACCAATTGCATCATATCATCGACATTAAAACGTGACAATGTAGTACCAAATGCTTTGTGGAATTGAGCATTCTCTGAACCAATTACCTTGTAAATTTTACCCATGACACGTACTTTTGCATCTGCTGAACGTGGGTCTCCGTAAGATACACTACGACCTACAAACTTAAGATACTCATCCATAGCCTGAGTCATCAATGTTGCACCCTCAGGGTCTTTAAATGAGTTATCAAAGATATCGTTGCCATACTTCTCAAAATGTGTAAGAAGTTTCTGCATAGCATTTCCCTTAGGATTTGCTGCGATCATAGCAAGGTACCCAATTGGGTGGTTAAGAAGAGTTTCGTGACCTGATAGGTACTGACGAACCTGCATTTCACCCACGTTACGTAGGATATAAGATACACGGAAAGCCAACTGCGCTGTGCGCCAATGCTCTCCTAGTTCAGTTTCTAGAACTTTAAGAGCATTTGCCTTACCAATAATGCTTCCATTAGCAGATGCTTTTTGGACAGATTTAACGATACCTTTAGTATCTGGTAGGCGAACAACGTCATCTAAGAATTGGTGTGCATATACTGCGCCATCAAGGAACTGTTCTTTTCCATTTGTAAGCATAACGAATGGGAGTGTTCCATTTGCCTTAAGAGAGTTAGCATAAGAACTAACAAGAGAACGAGTCTGCCCAGCAAGGCGCAATTCATTTTCAATAACCTTTAAGAACTCTGGATTATCAGGTGCGTACCTTGCCACCATTGCCTTGTGTGCATCTTTAAATGCTTCATCAATAATCTTTGTACGAACAACATTAACATTACGAGTTGTTGTAGCAGTGGCACTAATCAACTTATCAATTGTTTGGTCAACAACAGCCTCTGGAACACGAGCAGATAACATCCACTCACGCAATCCTGTACCTAGTCTATCTAGATCATCAAGAGGTAGAATAGTAGAACGAATATAGACGCGAGAAACAGCCTGTTCCATCTTTTCAATTGCTTGGATAGTCTTGCCACTAGGTGCAAAGACTGTCTTAATCATTGGATTAGAAATTGATTCACCTAGAGCAACACCCTTAAGAGATAAAGAACGTGCTAGTTGTGGGTCTGCAGTAGGACTTGCTAGGTGTGTACGAAGAATTAGTAGCACATCGTCTGCTGTTTCAGCCTTAGCAAGGTCTCCAGCAACGGCTAAATCTATCTTGTTATTAAACAGACGAGCAATCTTAGAAGCACTTGTTTCTTTTGCGACGATACCTGCTACTACAGCAAAACGCTTTCCAAGTAGGAACTTGTTAACCTTGTTAAGGTCATCAGTTAAAGGACCACCAATGCCATCTACAAGACCTGCATCTGCACGATAGAACTCTTTCATGACCTTGTTCTGGCCTACTTCAAGTTCCAAGTCCATAAGTTTCTTGTACGGTGCATACTCTGGGCTGTTAATAATACTTGCAATAAGATCTGGGTCTTTAGAAGCATAGTCACGAAGTGCTGCAATCTCTTTAAGAGCATCATCTGAACCTTGTTTCATGGCAAGGGCAGCATCACGAGCATTAGTAGCAGCCTTTAGTGCTGCTTGTGCGTCTTCTAATGACTTAGGAACGTTTACAATTGATGTAATGTCCTTGCTATCGGCAAGAGTCTTGCTCATTTGGATACCTTTGGCAGCAAGTGCGCCAGGAGCGACTACTGCAGTACCACCCATTTTACCATGGATTGCACGAATGTTACTAAATGCGTCTGCTTTCCAGATATTCTCAACTAACTTAGTTAGAACACCAACAGCATGTGGGTTCTTTGTATCTACAACCTTTGCAATGAACTCTGCTAGGGTCTGTGCTCCATCACCAAATGCTAAATCATCAAAGAATGTTGAGTCATTGATGGCACCTAAAGCGTCACGAGTACGCTTTGGGTTTGATGGGTCATAAATATATTCTTGAATATCAGAAGATAAGCGTCCACGAAGGGTTAATTCTAAATCACGCTCTACTTTGGTTGCTTGAGACCAGTCTTTTGCTAAATCAACAACATTAAGGTCTTTCTTGTTACCAAGTGCTGCTAAAAACTCATCTGTGCCATATGCGGCAGGAACTATCTCATCTGCCTGTGGCAATGCCTCAAGAAAGAACGCTCCTGGGAATGCTTTGCCGATATTATCGGTATCAGCAGACAATTGAGAGAATTGATCGATGAATGTATCTTGCTTCTGTCCAATAATTACATCTTCAACATACTTAACTAGATTAGCATCATCTAGTGCTGCTACACCTTTAACAACATCAGGACTGATAGCATTAAGAAGTGAGTCTGACTTACTTGATGACTGCAGAATCTCTGCTTCTCTTAAGTGACGCTCTGATTCAATAAGTTGTTCTTCTGCACGCTTGTATGTATTATTAATACCACGTGTGATGTTGCCCTTTTCGTTACGGGCAGCGTCAATAATCTTCTTTTCTTCTGGTGTTAATTTAATATCTTTGAGTGCGGCCTGTGCTGCCTTTGCTTCTTTCTCAGCCTGAGCAATAGCCTTGCTACCTGCGAGTTCTTTACCACCACGAGCAGAGCCTATTGTTCCTAGTTTCTGAACAGTCTCAGGCTTTACGCCTAACTTCATTAAACCTTTTTGAGCAATACTAGCCTTGACAAGAGCGCCAGGACCAAGGTATGTAGTTGGGTCTAGTGCAACGTTGAATACAGCGTCAACTACTCCAGATGCAACCTTGTAAACTGTTGAGTTAGGGTCTGCACCTACTGTTGCTAGTGCACCACGTCCAATTGTAAAAGATTGACCATTGACACGGCCAAATGACTGCATCGCTTTTGCTTGTTGTTTGCCAACACGAGACTCTGGTGAGATAAAGAAACCTGAGCCAGTACTTACTCCGCCGCCATCTCCGATATCACGAGCAAGAGCACCAATTGTAGTTGAAGGACCTGTTACGCCTCCCATAAGAGTTTTAACAAACTGCTGAGGAGCACCCTCTTCACCCTTTGCTGTTGCGTAGATATCGCGTCCAAGTGTAGTTACATAATCGTATGGGCTGCGAAGAGCAGCAAAGCCTACACGTGTTGTCCCTTTGAATCCACCGTATAGGGTATCTCGAACCTTGCCAAATAAAGACTTATCTTGATTAAACATAGATGGAAGTTTCTGTACATAAGTAGCAGAGCGCATTACCTGCGAGATTCCATCTACGGATGCAACCTTATCAATTCCTGGAGTACCTGCATTTGCTCCAGCCTTAACTAAGCCTACAATGACTTCCTTGCTAAGGTGTGGGTACTTAGATACAATTGAATTAAAATTTACATGCTGACTGCCATCCATCATAAGCAGTTCATATTGCATCTGGCGGGCAGTAGCGTCCATACCAGTGTTAGCAAATAAGGTAGCGTTTTTTCTACCTAGTTTACTATTCGGTTCGTAGATACCTAAATCCATTAATAAAGACCTTCTGCATCATATGCTTCAACCATACGTCGAAGGTAAGGACTTGGGTTTGCCATGTACATAGCACGAATTAATACTGCACCAGCATCAGGACTCTGCATCTGCGCTAGCAACTCATTAGGTTGCTTACCAGGAGTATTACCACCAGCACCATCTGTAAATGGAACATTAGGATTTCCAGGTGCTGTAATAGGAGTAAGTTGCGATGAGATTGGAACACTTGGAGCAGCAGGATTAGAACTCACAGCACTACCTGTTGGAGTTGGATTCCCTGCTGTAAGATTGCTCAAGTTAGACCTTTCAGAATAAGAACCGCCATTAGCATTTTCAATCTTTGCTTCGCGTTGAATCTTCTTTACGCGCTCTGAAACATTGTTATCTGTACGAGATGAGTTTGCACCTACACCTGAGACCTTTTCATTAATAGCCATTAGTCTTCGTCCTCTTCTAAGTGTCGTCTAACATCATCTAGCGTTGGTGATGCTTGCATCCAATCAGGATACGTTTGCTTTGCAGAAAGAATATACAAAGCATTATCAACTGTAAACCCTGCTTTACGCAATGATTTATAAAACTCATGCAACTCAATTGCATACTGATCTAACTTTGAGTAGTCGTCGTCAACTACTTTCTTTTTACGAGTAGCCACGTTGTCCCCCAACTACATTCCTTGTAGAATTGATGCTAAATCAGTTGGTCCCTGTTGTTGAGGGGCCCCGCCAGAAGGTTGTCCAGGAGCCGCTGGGGACGGGGGCGCTTGCTCAACTGGGCCTTGTGAACCTGGCGGAGCCATCTCCGACTGTGGAGGCTGTGCAGGTGTTTCCACCTTAAACACTGCCAACGCAGCAGACTCTATGCTCTCTCCCTTAAGACGACGCTGAATAACATCAGCAATATTCTGGATTAACTTAGTTGGGTCTGCACCCTGCGTAACCATTGCTGGAATTGCTTGTGCGCTTGCTGTAATAGATGCAGTAAGATTCTCACGCATCTTTTCAATTTCGATACGTTGTTCTTCCATAGTAACGTTAACGCTCCATGGTAGTTCACGACGAATGAAGTCCTTTGATACTAGGTCTGCACCTAGTGCTTGGAGAGAAAAAATCAGAGCACGCGAAGGGTCTAATCCAGCCATCAAGCCATATCGGACTTCTACCGAAGTGTCGCCCTTAATGTCCTTGCCTGGCATGTACTTTAACTCGTACGGTGTGCCTTGCGCAACACCTCTGACATTCTTTTCCTTGTTGAAAAGGAGTTCATCCATTTCGAAGCACAACTTGAGTACATCTTCCAACACCTCAGCAATGACTGTTTGACCAGCCTTTATCTGAGAGTCGAAAGCACCAAGTAATGCTTGGACACCTTGACCAGTGATAACACTAGCGTCAATGTTTCCAGTTCTACCCTCAGGATATCGAGCACCAAGTCTTAATTCTGATTGGAGTGCTGATTGCTCCTGGAAAGTAGCCGCGGGAATGTCCAGACGGACACGCCCAACACCATTAGGATTTGTAGTACGAATGATTGCATCAGGGCCCATAGGCAGATCGAGCACATCATCAGGTACTACAAGTGGAGCCTGGATTGACTTTTCAGCCGCTTCCATGGCAAGGTTAGCAAAACGAGCACGAGCAAGTTGAACGAATACAACATCATCAAACTGCCCACGTGGCTTACCATCAATAGATGGACGCTCTGCAATAATAACTGTTAATTTACCCATAGGGTTCTTAGCAGAACTTAGAACTAAATCTTTACGTGATGGCACATACAAGACGATTGAGTCTTTGTCCATATAGCGGATAACTTCAATCTCTTGATTTAGGTTCTGGTCAAAGCCAAACTGACCAAGGATTGCACGCTCATACTCAGGGAACTCAGTTACTAGTTCACCCATAGTCTTGTTGTAACGCTTAGCATAGGCAACTAGACGACCAAAACGGTCACGGTCATAGTAGACACCAGTTGGGTCTTCTACGCGGATACGAGGTAGGTCATTTTCCCAGTCAGCCTCAACATGGATAGGCAAGAAACCATAGGAGAAGTACTGGTCAGAACCTGGGTACATCTGAGTCTGTAGACGAGAAGTGTAAGTATAGTTATTGGCAATCATGCTGCGCTTGTCAGCAAATGCACGAGCACGGTCAGATGTGACGTTTGTAGTAGAGCAGTTGATAGATGGCAGTGGAGCCAATACTTCTGCTAAGTCGCGTGCTGCGACGTCAATGAAGTTTGCAACCATAGCATGAGGCATGCCCTCAGGAAATAGGTCAGGAAAAATCTCGACCATCTTTCCTTGACGCACAGCGAGGATATTACTCATCTGTGTGTCACGCTCACGTGCGCGATGCTTCATAGCCTCTACGCGACGTGCAACGAGTTTAATGTCTGCCATTGTTATCCTATTCGTATTGAGCAAATTCGTAATCGTTTAAGCTC